TTCTTTTCCAGACTTATTTGTTTCAGCACCACTAAATACCTGAGTACCTATACCTGGGCAATGACCAGAACCACCTCCAACATATAAATTATCAGCAGTAATTTTCAATCTAGTAGCTCTACTAATTTCTGTAGTAGCTGTAGATCCAACTGTAGATAGATTTAAAGCATATTGTCTACCATTCTCTGATCTTAATAATTCAATATAAGCTGCATAAGCATCAGGTTTAGTAGTAGAGGTACCAGTAGTAGTGACAACTTTACTTCTATTATTTAAGAAAGTTGTATCATTAATAGTTAATGCTTGTACATCTTCAGAACTTGCAGTAGCTAGATAACTTTTTATAGTCGATTCTCCTCCTGTACCATATTGTACAGTCATCTCGGTACCAGTTGAACAGCTCCATACTCTAACAGAACCATCAGCTGCTATTTGACCTATATAAGATCCTTCTGTTTCATCTCTATAATAATGAAACCATGATCCTCCAGTTTGTACATTAGCTAAAGGGTGGGTACCTATTCTTACACTACCAGGTCTTTTATATAATCCATGTGTAACATCTGGAATACCATTAACTATATCCTTTACTTGACCTGGAAATTTTAATATGTCTGGTTGCTCGGACATACCACTAACATAATTTGGTATGTTTTGTGATACACTTGTCATCTTCTAAGATTTTTATAAGGTTGATAAGTAGTTATACAGCTATCATCTGGCATACCAAACATACTGTGATTACCTTGGTTACATTCATACTCCATGCAAGCTGCCCTTGCAAGAGCTTCTTGTTGTGCTAATAGACTAACTAGTTCAGGGTTAGCTACAAGCTGTGTAGCGGCCATTCTAGACGCTCTGTAGGTTATATACCGTTGGAATACTGATGGTATTTTTTCAAATGCATATAAGTATACATAATCTAAATCTATCTCTGATACATCAGACCAATCAAATGTATGATCTAATTTATCGTATAAGTATCCATCTCTTTTTACTACATCATATTCTTTAGATGCCCATCCATCTGTTATATCTACTCTTAATACATTATTAGTTATTGCTATTCTTTTCTCACTACCTACAGTAGTCTTACTTGCAGGTACATGATGTTCTGTGTTAAAGTGCCAACCTTCATTCTGTACATCGACATTAGAATCTCTAAGTAAGTTATATATAAATGCTACTTCTGGATTCTCAAAGGTTAAGGCGGAAATGGGAGACTGCCCTATAGCTCCCAGTATTGAGTTTACTGCGGAGAGTTCTGTCTCGTTATCAATTGTTGTGGTAGCCATAAGGATTATTATTTAAGGAGGGAGACCGAAGCCTCCCATATATATTAAGTTCTAGGTACTCTTGTGCCGTTGGCATAAATGCCAGTGTCAGCACTTTCGCTTGTTGAATACGCCATGCGTAATCCACATGTTTCTGAAAAAACTTCAGAAGTAGGCCGCCCAGAAGTGCCTTGGGTTTGTGAAACAGAATGTCTTATTGCAGTTTTCTTATTTGCAGTCCAGTTGTTACCAGCCAATGTACCACTATATGTAGCCATTGGCAGTAAAACGTTATCTGCATCTGCTTCAACTTCTGCTTTTGTTGGGCCAGAAACTGCTTGGTTTCCAGCTGCAACTAAAGTATTTAAAGCCATGTTTATTTATATTATGAAACTGTTCCTATATTAGCAGGAGTTAAATGCTTTCTACCATACTCTTTAGGAGTAGGTGGGTTGATAGTAATTGATTTATCAACACTACCAATCCCACTTAGACTAGCACCGTTTCCTTTTTCTCTAGTTATAGTAACAGAAGAACCAGGAT